TCACGCTGCAATTCCTCCTGCGTAATCTCGTGTGCCACGGCGTTAGGTATCTTAAAATTCTCAATCTGTTTTACTTCCATTGTGATTCCTCCAGTCCGGGGAACGGTGGAAATGTTCCCTCTGCCTATAAGCGAAAAGACAGGCTGAATCGAACCCCCTAAAGGCAAAAAAATAATGCCCTTCAAGGAAAAATCCTCAAAGGGCATCGTGTTAGTTCGGAATTTTGAGTTTCCAACCGCTATAAATCACATTGGAAGAAAGTCCATTCAGTTTCTTGATTTCGGTGTATCTGCTGCCTTTGCCGAGATATTTCACGGCAATATCCCAAAGGGTATCGCCCTTCACAACCGTATGGACACGGTAATCCGGCTCGGCTGTGCTGTCGGCAGGATAAATGGCAGTGCCGTCATTGGCAAAAACAAAAGTACCAGGGTTCTTATCTGCGGCCGCCTTTGCATTGGAAAGAATACGATACGCACCTACCTGGGATTTGCTGTCCTTCCAGGTCTTACGCACACGGTAATAACCAGTAGTCAGCTTTTCGGGATATGTCACCGTAGGCTCTGCAGGAGTTTCGGTTTCCTCCTCATCGGTAGTCGCCAGGAGTGCCTTGACCTCGGCACGGAAGGTATCCATGCTCTTGCCGTGCTTTGGAAACCAGTGCATCACATCGCCGTGGTTGGATGCCACGCCCTGCTTGTAACCTTCGGAGTGGCAGATGATGTTCTGTTCGGTCAAACCGTACTCCTTACAGAGGTAGGCACAAAGTTCAACGGCCTCACGGTACACCTTCTTAAAGTAGGCATAATCCGAAAGACCGTCCTCGCAGATTTCAAAACCGATATGGGTATTGTTTGCACTGCCCCCAGCGTGCCAACCACGGTGATTCCAAGGGAGAGTTTGGTATGTGGCAATCGTGCCGTCAGCCAACTTGCCGATAAAGGCATGAACGCAGACCTCTCTGCCGCCGGGATGGTAGGTGTTCCAATGATTGCCGTACTGGTTTTTACCGAGCAAACCATCATCAGGACCTACATAGCGTTTTAGGTTCGGGTTATTTGCACCCGTGGAATGAACCATGATACCCTTAACCGTGATTTTCCTGCCTGCTTTGTAACAGGCGTTTTCCGTTAAAATAAGTTTGTGTAAATTCATGTTACTTTCCCTCACTTTCCTTATTGTCGCGGTCATGGAGCTGCTCCAAGATTTCCTTCATCTTCTCCGGAATCGGCAAACCAAGATGGGATGCGTTTTCCAAAAGGCTGACACCTTCATTGGAGATGTAGAAGAAAATAACCGCCGTTCTCAGCACACTGCCGTCACCGATGACATTGGCATCCAGGATGTGTGCCACGCCGACCATCGCAAAAATCAACACTTTTCGACAAATGCCCTTAAATCCGACCGAACTGGAAAGGTTCTTGTCCACCACCGCACACATGACTCCCGTGATATAATCCACAACCACGAAAACAATCAGTGCGTAAAGCAGACCGTCAAACCCACCGAGAAACCAGCCGAGCCAACCACCGATGGCGGCAAAGATGATTTGAATGGTGTTCCATAAATCCTTCATAGTTAAATCCTCGCTTTCATAATTTTTTGTATGCAAAAAGGGCACCCACCACATTGGCAGATACCCTTAAAGCCGTTATTCAGTTTGCTTGGGCAGCCATTCCCATACTCGCATATCTTCCTGTCCGAGGGACCACATACACATCCCTCGCAACTTCCATCGATACGCTGCCTGGTTCGCCCAATAGATCAGGCTGTCCACATCTTGATAATACAGAATAGAAAAGCCGTCCGAATCCCCAAGGAATAGTCTGGAAATCCAGATATTGATGTCCCTTGGGATAATTTTTGCCCCGTAATCATAACCACACTCAAGCGCCATGATGTGGGAATGATAAAATTCGTAGTCCAGAGAAATCTCCTCGCTGCGTGTAGAGTATTCCTCCACATCGGAAGTCAGCGTGAACACCTGGAACTCCTCATCCCATGTGCAGTTACTTCGCTCAATCCTGCCGTAGGAAGTTTCCGTTCCGTCCGGCATCACAACATCGAACCTCTCATAAGGTTCATACGTCCAGGCATCACCTAAACGGAGCAACTGACAGGTTACCTTGTTATCGGAGCGTATGCCTGCATAACCGCTGACATCACTGACCGTTGCCGTAAATCGCAGTATGTTGGATGCAGAGGAATACACACGCACCTTACTGCCACGCTTACGCATCTCAATGGTATAAACATTTGGATTACTGCGAAGGTCTGCCTTTGCTGTTTTGGAAAAACTGGTGGCATAACTGCCTTTCAGCGTGGAACCCTCATACAACTCAACGCACTGGCTGTCATAGTTGTAACAGCAGAACAACGAGCCAAGGAAAATTCCTGCTTTGCCGCCACCATCCTCTGGGAAGATAATCTGTGCCCTCAGATGGATATCGGAAAAGCCGTTATAATTCCATGCAAGCTGTCCGTAACCCTCAAGCTGTGAATACGGTCGGTTCGCCGTGCTGTCTGGGTCTTGCCACACATCCCACTCACCGGAGAGAACTGTCCAGTAACTTTCGGGAATTTTTTCTTCATCACGGAAGTCCTCATACCAAACAAGCGCCGAGTCAGGCTTTCGGCGGAGCATTTCCAATGTCAGCTTGAACCCTGTGGCGGGTCCCACCATATCACCGTTTACATCCTTAAACTTACGAGGAGCAAGGGTGTATTCCGCTTGACCTGCAGTGGGTTCTTCCGAAAAATCCGTGCAGACACGGAAACCATAGAACTGCACACCGTTGACGCCAACAGAAATGGTCAGTGTATGCTCTCCGGCAGATAGGCTTACTCCCTTGGCGAGAGTTGCCCAGAAGGTAGTCCTCCAATATGGCCACCAAATCCTATCCTCGGAAAAGTGAACCATGCTGCCGTCCAACGATGCGTAAATGCTGTTCTTATCCCAAAACGGATAGCATAGGCGAATGGCAACATCGTAGGTGCCGTCCTCATCAATAGTGAACTTGTAGGTGGCAGAACCCTCATCGCCGAGAGTTACCAAGGTTTCAGACACGGATACCACACCGGAATAACTGTCCGGCTCGGCATTGTGGTCGATAAGAATATCTCCGAACTCCGTCTTTTGCTGCTTGGCATAGGCGGTCAAATACCTTCTTCGGTTGTAGGTTTCCGACATCTGCGGATATTCCTTATAAACGGCATCTCTGCCTTCCATGTAGTCATACACATGGGGCAATGCCCACGGCCCCATATCGTAGTCATCCCAATAGGAAACAATGGGGATGAAGGGCTGCGGAGGTGTATCGTCTGTAAAGTTATACAGTCCCTGCATCCAGTATTTCGCAGCATAATAGGTATGAGAAGTACCACGATAATACTCGCCCAAGTTCTCCGGGGTATCGTAAATCTGCCAGTTCCAACCGTAGGCAGGCATACCGAGGAACACCTTGTCGGGGTTCATTACCTTGGTGGCATAATCATAAATGCCCTCAAGCCAACTCCTCGGAGAAACAGGACCCGGTGCAGAACCCGCCCAAGCCATACCGTAACTCATAATGGATGCCGTATCACAGTATTTATCCAGATCACCATACACGCACCAGTTCTCGCCACCGACCGAACCGTTGACCGAAGTCATACCGGGAAGGCAGATGTTCATTTCCTTGGTGGGGTCATAGGCTTTGACGGTTTCGTAGATGTGTTTGAACATAGCCGTGGATGCAGCGTGGGTGGAATAATCGTCACCTTTCTCAAGGTCGATATCCACGCCACTGCACCACGGGTATTTTTCCATAATACGAACAAGTTCGGAGCAGAAGTTGTCCTGTGCGCCATCTGTGTTGTCACGGATAACCTTAAAAATAGAATTTGCACCATCATTTGCAACGGTAAGCAGCCAACGGATGTGTGGCCATTTGTCAATATAGGTCAGCATATTGCTGATTGCAACACCGCTTTCAGTAATCGTTCCTGTGGCGTCTACCTTAAAAGAAAACAGACCAATGGTATCGATGCGGTCACCGTAGTCACGGAGCACCTCATACATTCTGGAATTGCCCATGAACGTCCACACCATGATGCGTTTGCCTTTTAATTTATCCCTCAAATCGAAACACCTCCATCCGACATCTGCTGCAATTCAAAAAGCACCCTGGCTGACTTGCCGTCCTCCAAGGTGACTTTGTGCTTGGAATCCCAAGCGGCGCTATATTGGTAAAAGCCCTCTTTCGGCTCTTGAATGCCGTTTTTGGTGCATTCCCTTATCGAAGCAAGCAGAGCCAAATCATCCTCCGCAGAAAGTCTGTTAGGAAACACAACCTTTTGTCCACCCACACCTTGGGCAAGCTGCACCGAGCCTGCCGCCATATCGGATTTCGGATAGATATGGACATCAAGACCACCAGATGTATCACCGACGTTGCAGATAATGACCGTTTCTTTGGAACGAACCACACCGTTGAACCATACCTTGGTATCTTCCTTAAGTCGACTCTCGGTATGTGGCACATAGCCTGTCAGTGCCGGTCCTTCTTGCAACATAAGGTCGGTAAACCAAATCGTGCCGGAGCAGTTGGTGACGGTAGGTTTCACCGTTACGCTCATGACACGCATATCCTGCTTTTTGTTTATGACCTCGGCAAGACGGATGAATACCGGATTAGCCATCCAATACCCACTTCATCTCGCAAGGATGACCTACCCATCCCGTGGCTACAGAACCGGGCTGCAGCAAAAGGTCTGTAATATACAAAGTGCCTGTGCAATTAGTAATGCACACACGCACTGTAATGGATTTCACTTTGGAGAAGTAGCTTTCCGGCGTAATCTTCTCCGATGTTTTAGAAAAATAAGCCATAAGCACCTCCATCAGTACAAATCAATAAATCTTGTTTCTGTGCTGCCGTCCTCGTATTCGATAACCACCTCAATGCCCACCTGGGCATCATCAGATAGCTTCTTTAAGTCATCCGAAGCAATCTGTGCCGACAGTGTATAACTGCTACGGTTGGACGGATACACGGTCTGGGCAAGGCTCAAGGTCATACCTTCCACACCCACAGCCTTAAAGGATGCTGTGCCGGATGCACCGTTTTCTCCGTCTGCCTCAAAACCGGAACTGACCCAATAAGCAAGTCCATCATCGGCACGGGAGTTTCGCAGATGATTGAACGGCACAAGTTCACGGATATCGTTGTTGGATACCATTCCTGTGCCTTCCAAAGCATCGGCAATGGTATCAATGGAACTGACCGAACTGCCGAGGTTTTTGAGCGTGGTGGAAAGTTCCAATACCGTGTTCCAAGGCTCCTGCAGGTTGTATTCACGGCGCACGATACGGGTGGTAACAGAAAGTCCCAAGTCCTTATCTTCCACACGGACATAATCACCGAGGTTCCACGCTTCATGCTCATATCCTGTCAGCACGGACAAGTCCATCGCATTCAGCACGTAGGAAACGGAAGGCTTGCAGTATTCCGCAAGGCGCATGGCCGTGTATTCCTTCATCTGATACGGGTTGGTAAAGGAAGAACAATCCAAAGTAGTAATACGCACTTCCTTGGAATAAGTGAAATCCTCAAGGTAAGGCTTGCCTCCGTTGATGTCGGCAAAGGTCATTCCGTTGGCACCAACCGCATAAAGCCTTGTTACAAGGGAGCGGGTGTCCACAACACGCTCGATGCTTTTCATATTCTTCTTATACGCAAACAAGGCACCGCTGTCTTTGCCATTTACCGTCAGCAGATGCACCAGTCGGTTCGGACAGTCAAAAACAAGGTCGCCGCCGTGAAGATTGGCAACGCTACGGAGGATGGAAAGAGCGTTCTTTTCCGTGGAAGTCCATGTTCGCTTGGTGGTAACATTGACCGTTCCCACACTCCACTCGGTATCAGCAAGGGCATACGCCATTGCAACATCCGCAGTTTCCGCATCAAACTTTTTTTCTTCCTTACGGACAGAGAAGGTCAAATCGTAAAACTCCGCCTCGGCATAAATCTGCGTGACGGTATTTCCGGTGCTGTCCTTCACATCGGTAACGGTACGGATTTTATACACATCATCCACGATCTGGATTTTCTTTTCATTCTCCAGGTACTTTCGTTTGCTGTCACGAAACGGAATGGAAAAGGTCAGCGTATCCTCACCATTGATTTCGCCCGTAACGATGATATCGTAGGCATTCTCCAAAATGGCCTCCCACGCACCGTTATCATCAAGTACAACAGGACGGGCATAGCCGATTTTCTCATAAGGCGCCTTTGGAATGTCATAAAGGCGGATATCAATGAGTTTCGGTGTTTTACTTGTATCCGTTGTGGTCAGCGTGACTTTAAAGCGGATATAATTTCGGTTCGGTGATTGCAGCTTGCCGTCCGTTCCGACAGAAACCCAATCACTCCAATCTGTAAGGTCATCACTGGTGGAGGTTTCCACCAATGCCACCGCCGTTGTGCCTGCGATATATTCACTGGTATAAGACACTCTGCCAGTTCCGGACAGGTTGCACTCCGCTGCCTTGGTATAGAGGATACCGCTTTCCGGGTATACACCGTCCGTAGCTTTCAGCGTAACACCGTCCGTCACTGAAAAGGCATCCACATCCGAGGAAGTATCCGCACCGTTACAGAGAATCGTGGCATTGAAATATTCCACCAAATCGTCTGCTGTCAGCGGAGAATCGCAATCCAGGAACCACTCGTCAAAACCACCTGCGTAGTAATATGTGTCGGCGTGCATACCGATAACAAGGTCAGCAACACAGGAACGGTTCAGTTCTCCTGTAAAGGTCAGCGTTTCAGACTTCCATATGTCTCCCGTGGAACGGTCACCAACCACATAGGTGAACTTCTTATTATTCGGTTCAATCACTCCGGCAACGAAATACCACACACCATTCTTCAATGAAAAAGTCGGTGT